CAGACGGAGAATACACAACAGCCGAAGGCGTTATTGTTGTTGTTGCCGACGGTCTATTGGTTGAATTGAAACCAATGGTTGAAGAAGAAGTTCCAGTTGAAGAAACTGTGACCGAAGAACAAGCCAAAGAAGAAACGTTCAACAAAGAAGTTGAAGGTCTTTTGTCTTTGGTTGCAAAGTTAGAAAGCGAACTTGCCGACATCAAGAAGGCAAACACCGAGCTTTCTGCTAACGTAGAAAAGTTGAGCGCACAACCTGCTGCGACATCAATCAAAGAAGTTAAACAATCAAAAGTAAGCGCACCTTCAAAAAGCTACAATAAAATGTCAGCTGAGGAACGCTTCGTATTTCACTTAAACAAATAAAAAAAACAAATAAAAAATGGCTACTACATTATCACCAAACCCTATCAGCAGCACGTTTGCTGGAGCGGCAGCAGCAGGATACATCCGCGCTGCATTTTTAAGCAATGAATCGCTTGCTGCGGTTACATTCAAAGAAAACATTGACTACAAACAAGTTGTTCGTCGTCTTGTTGACAACGTTACTTTCGAAGCACCTACTTGCGACTTCACTCCACTTGGAACTGTTGCATTAAGCGAGCGTGTTTTGACTTTGGAGAAATTCCAAGTTCACCGTCAACTTTGTAAGAATGACTTTTTGAAAGATTTTGAAGCTCGTTCGGAGCAGAACAACGAACTACACGCTTCTTTGTCTGAGGCTATCATCGCTAACGTAATGGCAGGAATTGCAGCCCGCAATGAGGTTGTTATGTGGTCAGGTGTTAACGCGACAGCAGGTGAGTACGCAGGTTTCGAAACTTTGTTCTTGGCTGACGGTACTGTTCTTGACGTTGCTGCTCCAGAAGCGATTGTTGTAGGTAACGTAATTGAGGAAATAGGCAAACTTGTTGCTACACTTCCAACACGCGTGAAGCGTGCTACTGAAAAACCAATTATCGCTGTTTCTTCGAATGTTGCAGAAGCATACAGAAGCGCAATCTTAGGTCTTGGCGGTGGGTTCTACCTTTATCAAGGTGAGTCGGTTGTAATGAACTGGCAGGGACAGTACGACGTTATTGAGTGCCCAGGAATGAGCGACGACACAATGGCTTTCTATCAGAAGTCTAACCTTTGGTTCGGCACTAACTTACTTGACCAATGGAACAACGTAGCAGTTTTGGATATGTACCAATACGACCTTTCTGACAACGTACGTTTTGCTTGTTCTTTCTTCGCAGGTGTACAATACGGTTTCGGCGACGAGATTGCATTCTACCAATATACTGCATAATCAATACCATTCTAACCCTTGCATAATAGAGGTAGCGGCATAAACACCGCTCCTCTTTTGTGCTAATAAAAAAATAAAATTATGCCTAATTGTGAATTATCAATCGGCTTCGACTTAGACTGCAAAGACGGTGTAGGTGGAGTAAAAAGAATTGTTTTGGCAGAGTGGAACATTGACTATCCTACCGACATCACGTTGAACGGAAGTGAGGTTATCACGGCACTTCCTGCTGGAAATTTGCACACGTACGAACTACCAACACAAACCGCTTCTTTCGAAGAAACAATCAACTTCAACCGCGACGCAGGTACAATTTTCTACACGCAGACGGTGAACGTTATGTTGCAAAAATTATCAAGCGCAAAGCGTCTTGAATTGCAAAGCGTTGCGACTTCTCGCGTGGTTGTTTTCGTTGAAGATGCAAACGGCAACTGGTGGGGTGTAGGTGTTGACTTCGGCGCAGATCTTTCTACCGCAACAGGTGGAACAGGAACTGTTTTCGGTGACGCTCACGGGTACACTTTGGCGTTCACGCAAGAAAGCGTTAAACGTGCTTATTTATTGAACGACGCTCCGAGCGAGTTAGTTCCAGCATAAGAAAAACTTTTACACATAGAGGGGCAAAGCGTCCCTCTGTGATGTAATTTCAGCAAACAAATAAAAGTTAGAATGGTTTATTTGAATACAAATACTGCGAATCAATACGCATGGCTTTCACTCGACGAAGGACGCGCTTTCTTCAACGTTGCATTCACTTACTACCTTCTTATTTTAACCTACGAAATGACAGGTGAACAACTTGCTCAGGTCGTAGAGGTCATAGACGAAAACGAACGTGTTACAAAGATACGTTTGACAACAGTTGGTCTTGTCGACGCTGGCAAATACAAGTACGACGTGTACGGACAAAACAGCGACGACAATTTAGATCCGACAGACGCTTCCGTAGTTGGACTCGTTGAGCGTGGCTCGATGATTTTACAAGACGGAACAATTTACTTCGACGTTTCTTCGCCAACGATTCCCGTTGACGTAATATATACAGGTGCATAAAATGGAAAATAATATACAAGCGATAAACCTTTCGGCATACCAACCAGTTGAAGCGGTTGAAAAAGAAAACCGCGCAGGTTGGATTGACTACGGTTTTAACAACTTATTTCCGCAGCACCTCATAACGCTTTATTACAACAGCCCTATTCATAACGCATTGACGAACTCAATTGCTTACATGATTGAAGGACAGGGTACAGGAACAATTCTCGACAACGCACTGCAAGGTATTGCGTTCGACTTAAAACTTCAAGGTGCATTTGTTGCCGAAGTGATATGGTCAATGGACTTCACTCGCGTTGTTAAAATCAACCACTTGCCTTTTGAGAATTGCAGACTTGCATACGACAAAGAAGAAGACGACATCACAGGTATTTGGTACTCCAAAGATTGGGCTAACTCACGCAGCAAAAAAGGTAAACCTGAATTTATCCCCGCGTTCAATCCTTCGCAAGCGGAAGAACAACCGCGTCAAGTAATATACGCGCACGGCATGATGGCGGGTAGTTCGTACTACGCAAAGCCCGACTATTTCGGTGCGTTGAACTACGTTGAGTTGTCTTATCAAATGGGACTGTACCACGTCAACAATATCTTGAATGGTTTATTCCCTTCGTTTATTATTAACTTCTTGAACGGCATTCCGCAGAAAGAAGAACGCGAGGCAATACGTCGTGAGTGGGAGGAACGTTTGAGCGGCGCAAGTAACGCGGGTAAATTCTTAATGACATTTAACGAAGATCCTACACGCGCTCCCGATATACAATCGTTTCCTTTGTCGGACGCAGATAAGCAATATCAATTTTTATCAGAAGAAACAGCGAAGCAAATAATGGTTGGACACCGCGTTGTTTCGCCTCTTATTCACGGCATACGCGACACGACAGGATTCGGAAGTAACAAAGACGAAATGATTGTGGGTATGGAAATTTTTAACACGCAAGTTATTAAGCCATATCAAAGAATTATTGAAGACGTGTTCACACCGATTCTAGGCAACGTTGAAATTCAAATGAATAGTGTGTTCGACGACGGAGTTGCAATTGATTCTAACGCGCCTATTGACGTTATAGACATACCTTCAACAGACGTAACAGAAACACCAACAGGAATAACTGAAAAGGTAAGCGACGTAACATACAACGGAGCGCAAATTGCTTCCGCTTTGGAGATTGTCGCAGCCGTTGGTTTAGGAACATTGACACAAGAACAAGCGATTGTATTTTTGGTTCAATTCTTAGGTCTTGATGTTGACGTGGCGAAGTCAATGTTTCAAACAGGCGGCGACGCGGTGGCTAAATTGTCCGCTCAAAAAAAAAAAGTTGTAGCGAAGAAGAAGGTTGCGGCTGCTGAAAACAAAATAAGCGCAGAAGATAGCGCGTTGTGGTTGGCTTATCTTAAAGAGAAAGCGGAATACATAGACGAAGAAGAATGGCAGTTGCTTTCTGACGAAGAAGTAACCAATCCAGAAGGCGAAGAAAACTACCGCACGGAGTTTATGAGCGTTCGCGGTTATTCTAACCCCGACGAAGCAAGCAAAGAACTCGATACTGGATTGTATAAAGTTCGCTATTATTATTCAAGAAACTTCACATACAAAGACGGCGAAGTTGTAACGCGTGATTTCTGTCAAGAAATGGTTGCGCTATCAAAAGAAGGCGCGCTATTCCGTTACGAAGACATTATAAAAATGGGTAAAAATCCCGATGTTAACGGACAATTTGCTCCGAGCGGTTCAAACACTTATTCAATTTGGATTTTCAAAGGCGGTGTTTACTGCCGCCACGCGTGGTTTAGAAAAGTATTTGTACGCAAAAGAGAGAAAGGACGCTTCCTTCCTAACGACGGGTTGAACAACGACAGAGTTGTAACAGGCGGCGTGGCAAACGAACTATTTCCAAAGGGGCAAGAAGCGGTACGTCCGAACGATATGCCCAACAGAGCATCACTAAAAAACTAAAAAAATAAAATGGCACTACAACCCGAAGTTCTACTCGTTGACGAAAACTATATTAAAAAATATACTTGGATAAACGGAAGCGTTGACCCTTTGCTTTTATACCCTGCAATTTATTTGTCGCAAGACAAGTACGCACAATTATATTTAGGAACTGACTTGTACAACCGCATCAAAGAAGACGTTGTGAACGACGACATTACGGGCGCATACGCAACCCTTCTTGACAATTACTTGCGTCGAATGATAATGTGGTGGACGATGTACGAAGTGCTTCCGCATTTGTACGTTAAAACGGACAACGGAAGTTTAGTGATTCGCACAAGCGAAGACACTCAGCCAATAAGTCAAACCGACTTGCAGAACTACCGCGATCAAGCGAGACAACAAGCGATGTTCTACACGCAAAGAATGGTTGACTTTTTATGTTTTAATCAGTCGGACTTTCCAGAATACACAACGAACGTAACTCAACAGATATGGTCGCAGACAAACGTGTATCCGTCGAACGCTTTTGAGATTAGCGACGGACGCGACAGGCGACCATACGAATACAGAAGAATTGGTTTGGGTTGGTTTAGATAACGAATACAAAAACACATGGCTAACGCAGGGAGAAAAAAAGACATGGTTAAGCAAAAGATTTACGAAGAAAAATTCCGTAAGTATTTAGTAAGAAAAGAAAAACAAATAAAAAGATTAGTCAATGAAAGTTAATAGCGAAGGATACGCTCTAATAAAGAAGTTTGAAGGTTGTCGATTGAAAGCGTACAAGTGTCCTGCTAACGTGTGGACGATTGGCTTCGGAAATACTTTCTACGAGAACGGTGACAAGGTGAAAGACGGCGACGTAATCACTCAGCAACGTGCTGATGAGTTAGCGAAGTTTATCATCGACCAGTTCGCCGTTTCAATCGCTCCCTTTATTTTACAACCGCTCAACGAAAATCAATTTAGTGCGTGTGTTTCACTTGCGTACAACATCGGAACGGGTGGCTTCAAACGTTCTTCTGTATTTAAGAAATTAAATGTCAATCCAACAGACGCAACCATAGCCAATTCAT